TGGGTTTCGCGACTCGACAAATTCGACGATTGGACAATGGGTCAGCACCTGACAGGCTCGCAGGCCGTGGCCCAGTGCGTCAAGACCCGTATTCGTTCGTTCAAAAACGACTGGTTTTTGGATATGGGGGCCGGGATTGATTGGTTGCGGTTACTGGGTGCCAGGGGAACGCAAAAACGGATATTGCGCGAGGTCGAACGGGTGGCACTGGGTACACCGGGAGTAGTGCGGTTGACCGGGCTTGATATGCGATTGGTCGGCAGGCAGGCCACTATTTCGCTATCCTATATCGACATTTACAAAGGTGAGGCCAATTTGACGGTGGAAATATGAGATTAGACGAAAACGGGCTTCAAATTGACGAATTGACAGATATCTTGGCCGAGCTGATAGCTGGTTATCGGGAGATTTACGGGGCCGATTTGCAGCTAACACAAGACACACCCGACGGTCAGCGGGTCGGAATCGAGGCCAAGGCCCGGCACGATCTACAGGAGCTGGCATTACTCGTTTACAACAGCTTCGACCCTGACCTTGCGACAGGGAAAGGGTTGCGCTCGATTGCCAAACTTGCAGGAATAACACCGAGGCCCGGAGGCCGATCCCTTTGGGAATTGGAGGTCAAAACAAACAGAAAAGTTGACCTTCCAGCAGGTTTCACGGTCGAGACAGACGGTGACAAATGGGAAACACCGCAAGCCAACCAGCTATTGGCCCCAGGTACCCACACGGTAACTTTTCAGTCGGTGGAATGGGGCAGTGTCCCGACATCGACAGGTGCCACAGGTGCCACATTCGAGATATTGACACCGGTTTTGGGTGTTGTCGGCATCGAGCCAACACCGACCGCCTTTGCCGGCTCCCCTGACGAAACCGAGCCGGAATTCCGGCAACGTCGATGGCAAAGTGTGCAAAAACCGTCACACTCCACCATCGGAGGGCTGACAGCCAAACTGCTAGACCTTCCAGGGGTCATCGATGCGGTCGTTTACGAGAATCCGTTCCCCGACGGACAAGGAGGGCTTCCTCCACATTCAATTTGGCCCGTTATCCTGGGTGGGGACAGGGCCGCAATAGCTCAGGTTATCGCAGTCGACCGGACTGCTGGCTGCGTCGTTGTTGGTGGTGAAGAGGAAACCTACACAGAGACACTGACACGGGCCGACGGGACAACGTTTCCGATTTATCACAGCGTCAAATTTGACCGCCCGGAAGGGGTGTGCCTGTATTTACAGGTCACGGCGACCAAAAGGGGCGATGATCAGGTAGATGCCGAGGCAATCAATGCCGCTATCTGTGCAAGAAAATTCCACATTGGGGAATCAGTCCAGGCCAACCAGTTTTACGGCCCGGCGTATTCCGTCGGGTCCAATTACGTTTTGACGAATTTGAAAATAAAAACCTATGGGGCGTGGACAGACGGTGAGATAGTGATCGCTCGGGGGCAGATACTCGGCCTGACCCCCGACCACGTGAGGGTGACGGTAGTATGATTGAGAGTTACGAAAAATTATTGATCAAACAATACTGGCGCAGCCCCAAGGCCCGGGCCGATATTGCCCTCCGGCTGGGCACCCTGGCACCGATTGCTGATGTTTTGCTGGGACTCGCCGACGCATTCGATGTTGACCAGGCCGTTGGAAGGCAACTGGACATCATCGGTCGGATTGTCGGATTAAATCGCCGGGTTCAGACATTTCTCGAATTTTTCGGCTTCCGTGGCCACACAGGGGCGCGGGGGTTTGGTCAGGCCCCGTTCTACCGCCGGGGTGAACCAGAATACGGGTGGACAACGCTAGGTGACGAATCGTATCGCCGCTTCCTGAAGGCCAAGATCGCAATCAACAACGTCAAAGCGAAAATGATAGCGCCGGATTATCTGTCGATCCAGGGGGCGATCCAGCTTGCCAGTGATGGCCGGGCCTGGGTAGTGGATAATTACGACATGAGCCTGACACTGTACGTTGATCCGAGCGTGCCCTTGTCGGAATTGCGACTATTATTGGTCCTGTGGCTGTTAGCGAGGCCCCAGGGGGTGTACTATAAGGTTATCCAGGCCGCACAAGACGGCTATTTTGGATTTGCGAATAATCCGAACGCCAAGGGGTTTGGCGTCGGGACATGGGCGAGAAAGTTCTTCTAGTAGGGGGATATATGGCGAAAATTGATAGAGTAAAAAACCTTGCAGCATTTGCAGGGGCAGCGCAGGCCAATGAGCGGACCAGATTCGGCCAGAAAAGCCAGGCTGACGACCTAGACAGCCAAATCACCCCGGAATGGCTGCGGGGATGGGGCATTGCCGGTGTCAATGATGCCCCGACCATGCAGGATTTCAACGCCCTAGGCTACACGTTATCACAGTTGCTGTCCTACCTACACCAGATGGGGGTGGCGGAATGGGACGATGGCCAGGAATACTACACCGGGGCGGTCTGCGTCCATGCAGGCAAGGTCTGGCAGGCGACCCAGGACAATGACGACGAACAACCAGCCGACGGTAGCCCGTACTGGGTGCGGCTGCTGGTGGCAGGGGATGCGGCAGGGATTGCACCTAGGACAACCGATATTACCGTCACCGTGGGGGCGGGCGGGGACTACCCGACAATCAATGCCGCCCTGGAAGACCTGTCAGCCAAATACTACCCCGCCTATATCGCCGGGGGATTTACTGCCACAGTCCAATTATTGTCCGGGTTCGTGATGGCTGAGCAAGTCGCTGTCAAGGGCGTTGACCTTGGTTGGATTACGATTACCGCACTCGACCCTGTAACAACCATTGACACCGCCGGGCTGGTGGACGAGTACCCGGTTGGGTCCGGGGCCAAGGCCGCATTCTCGGGACTGTCGGGGGCGGTTCTGCCAAATATTGGGGTGTTGTTTGCAATGGGGGCCGCCGGAGCAGACGACTACCCCGGAATTTTGCTGTACGAACACGCCCGAGCAACGGTTCTGCCCGGTGCCGGGGTCCAAAATGCGAAGTGCTCGGGCATGATGATCCTGAACGGTTCATCTGCGATTGCTGATAATGCGATATTTTCCGGGGCGGCGGGGCACGGCATCAGCCTAGACAATGGCCGAGTGCAGGCCGTGCGTGTGGACTGTTCGCACGCCGGGAGCAACGGGATTGCTACAGAAAACGGGTCCAATGCAGTCATTGACGAGTGCGACTGTTCGCACGCCGGCGTAAACGGCATCTTGGCTGAAGGGCGGTCCACGGTCCAGGCCAGCGAAGCGAACTGTTCCAATGCTGGCAAGGTTGGCATCTATGCTGACGACGCCTCGATAATTGCGGCAGATGAAGCTACTTGCGAGGGGTGCGCTGACTGGGGTGTTTTTGCAAAGGGGGCATCCACGATCAATTGTCCCAAGGTTGACGCTCGGAATTGTGGTGGATCTGGCGCGACAGGGGGAATTGGGGCGCTCGGTGGGTCCACGGTCAACGCAGAGGATGCAGACTGTTCCGGGTGCCTGGGGCCAAATGCAGTATTTGCCGATTGCGGATCGATGGTCAATGCCAGGAACGCCAACCTATCCGGGTCGGGTGGCCGGGGAGTAGGAGTCTCTGGCGGCTCCACGGTCAATGCGCAGGGCGCAGACTGCTCCGGTGCCGGTGGGGATGGAATAGTGGTCACTGGCGGCTCCACGGTCAATGCGCAGGCGGCGAACGCAGGTAATTCCGGCGGACAGGGGTTCTTATGGCTCAGAGGGAGTATGATCAACGCAACGGCAGCAACTGGGACCACTGGCGCGAATCCGGTAAACACCCTGTCTCCGGACGGGATTTGCTTCAAATAGGAGGCCGTACATGGGAGACTTGACGCGAAACTTCAACTTGTCAGAATTTCGATGCAAAGACGGAGCACCGGTCCCGGACAAATACTACACAAATGTTCAGAAGCTCGCAGAAAACCTTCAAAAAATCCGAGACATTATAGACGAACCGCTCGTTATCGTTAGTGGATACCGGACACCGGAACACAACCGCACCTGCGGCGGGGCCAAACATAGCCAGCACTTGACGGCGTCTGCGGCGGATATCCGATGCGCCGGGGTCACTAATCAGCAGCTATACGACACTATCCTAGACCTAATCCGAGACGGTTATATCCACGACGGCGGCGTAGGTATATACGACGACGGGACGGTACACTACGATATCCGGCCCCGGCCCGCCCGCTGGGATTGGCGAGGTGGCAACAACCCAAACAAAAAAAAGGACACAAAATAATGCAACGTTTTCAAGACCTTGTGCGCACACTAACACCGTTGATAGTACCGTTGATTGGGTTGATACTGTCCGGGCTACTGTCCTATTTTGTGACAGTTTCGACACTCGATGCCAGAATCAGCGTCCAGGAACGCCGCCTGGATGCGGTTGAAAGGCAACAAGACAAAACGGATTACAAAATCGACAAGGTCCTGGAATCACTATCGATTATCGGCGCAGATACACGGGTAACACGGGCCGAAGTGCGCGGTCTGGGGCAGCGACTAGACCGCATGGAAAATCGAATTGACTTAGCCAATGGGAGGCAATAATGAGCCAAAAAACGAAGCAAATTCTTGACGTTGTGACACGGGTGTTAATGTGGATGTCTATGCTGGGTGCCCTATTTTCGACGATTGCGACGCACCTAGCGGATGCGGGGCTGGAGCTGCCAGCGGTGGCCTCGGCAATCGTGTCTGTGGTCGTTTTGGTGGGCAGATTCGCCCGCAATTTGGTTCCCAAACTGCCGGAATTGTTGCTGATTCTCGGTCTGTCCGGGGTCGCTGTGGCAGGGTCTGGTATAATTGACGGCCAGGATTTGGAAAATATACCGCAGGCCAAACATGACCAATTGATCGAATATATTGATACCCTCGATGCGGTCGATGCGGCAGAAAATGAGGCGGACACGGAGGCTACAGAGCCGGACCCGGATCCGGATTTGGCACCGGCGGATTATCTGGGCCTGATCCTGGGAATGTTTGTACCTGTCGGTTGCACACCTACGCAACAGGCCGTAATCGTTGACCAATTGAAGGATTACGGTACCAGACTGGGTTT